GATATTGTAGATGAGCTTGAGGCAGTTTGTGTAGAGATAAGGTTTAATGCTCCACCACTTAAACCACTTGGTTTAGTTGTGATTGCTGATAAGGAATTATTATTTGCGAAGTTAAGAGCCATGTCTTACTCCTTTGGATTATCTGATTTAACTTTTGCTATTGCGTCTTGCCAAGTTGTAGTACCATTAACATTATCCCAATATTGCATATCCATTTGTTCTTGCCATGATGGATATTCTTTTTGTCTATTTCTTTGATACTCTGCATTGTCATAAGCAGTTTGTAATTCTGTTTGTTTTGCTTGAATGTCAGAAACAGATATTGGTGTTGTTTCATTATGCCATTCGATAGTATTTATATCTTCTTCTGTATAAACAAATTCTGCATTTGGATTTATTGATTTAATTGCTTCAGCTATTGTAATCATTATGTTTCAATCTCCTGTACTAATAAATAAGAATTTGCAGCACTACCTTTGCTTAAAACAGCAGTATTTCCTTCTGGTTCTCTACCTTGAACTTTTATTGTTACTTGTGATGTAGTATTATGGTCATCTAATCCAATTATTGTATCAAATAAATGAAGATTAGAGCTACCTTGAAGATAATAAATTGAGCCATAACTACTTGTAACAGCATTACTTACAACAGTTGTACTATCTCTTAAAATTTTACTATTCCAACCTATATCACTTGCACCACCAGATGTTGTTGGTAAAGCAACATTCATATAAGCAGTTATTAAAAATTTTGATGTTTGACTAACAGGAGTTATATTTACTGTTAATCCTGTTAAATCTGTAAAAGTAGCAGTAGCAACTGTTTGTTCTGTACTTGCTGTTGTTAAACTTGATTGTAATAATTTACCACCACCAGCTTCTGCAAAAGTATTATCTCCTCTTAAAAATGTAGAAGATGATTTAGTTCCAGTAGCTGTTAGTTTAGCAAGTGAAACTGTACTGTCACTTGGTACACCAAGATCAAGAACTGAACCTAGTATATGAATAAAGTTTATAACATCACCTGTAACTAGGTTTGATGCAAAGGTAATTGTAGAACCAGATATTGTAAAAGATGGAGAAGTTCCACTACTTTTTTGTAAAACTCCATTTAAAGATACTAAACAATGATTAGCAGTTTCTGGTAAAACATTAACTCCACCTACTTGCATAGTGTATGCAGCTTGACCATTAACTACTGTAATATCATCACATACTTGAAAGTTTCCTACTTGTGGTTCTCTACCTATATATGCCATCTATACTCCTATTAGTGCTTGGATTTCGTCATCATCTAATCCCAAGTCTTTTAATTTTTGTTTACCAGATGCTTTTTTTTCTGCTTTTTCTTCTCCATAAGATTTTTCAATAATAGTTACTTTTGATCTTTCGTCTAATATTTTAACTTCTTCTTCTGGTGTGCAATCTCTAGTTACTCCATTAATATTTATTTTCATATTTTTACCTATTGATTAAATCCATATAAAGTTGCTCTGCCTTCATCTATATTTACAGTTGCATTAACAACTTTAAAATAATTAATTTGTTGTCCAGCAGTAACATCATACATAACTGCACCTCTTTGCTGATATTCAGTATTATTTTGATTAGTATAACTTGATATATAATTAGCATGAACAGAATAAGTATTATCGTTTAATGGATTGCAGTTTTGAAAATAAAAAGTTCCACATAAAGGTTCAGTATTGTGGTTGTCAAACATAACTGGATTAGTAACTGAATTTAAAGAAAATGTCCCAGTATGTGCAGAACCAACACTTCCAGATTCTAAATCTATTGTACTTGCAGTAAATCTAGTTCTACCAATAAAATTAGAACCATTGTCTGTGCTAAACATTATAGCACCATTTGCAGCAGCAGATGCTGTTTTAATTCCATTTAAAATTATTAAATAATTATCAAAAGCAGTAACTACCGAACTGTTAAAAATTATAGCTGCTGTTCCAGATGTTATATCAGTTGATGCTAATTGAGTTAATCCAGAAGTAGCTTTGATATAAGAATAATCCATTCGCTTTAAAACTCCAGCATCAGAAATTATAAATTCATCTGTATCTGCTGGTGTTGCACCTAAAGCTGTTTGACCAGTAATAACTGCTGGATCAAGATCACTTGCAACAACTGCTTTGTTAGCTGGTTTGTTTCCAATATAAGCCAATTAAAACTCCTATGTAATTTCCATTATAGAAAGTGTGCCTGATAATTTATCAGCAACAGAACAATCTATTTGAATTTTATCTCCAGCTTCTAATACAACTTTACCACCAGATAAAAGCTCTAATGAACTTCCAGATGGTATAGATACATCTTTAACTAACATTGATGTGCCATTAGCTACATTGTTAGCACCACCTCTATTTGATGTTGTAGAAACTAATTCTACTTCTGCTGTGATTGCTGTTGTGTGAATATTTGCAAGTACCAATCCTAATACAACTGTTGTCGTACTAGTTGCTACTGTGTACATAACATAAGGAGTTCCTGCTGAAGCAGGTTCTGCTGCAAATGTTACTGTCTTAAATGTGTTCGCCATTTTTTTTGTTACTCCTTAATTATTGTTTTATATATTATCCTAAAGCTATTGCAAGAGCTGTTGGATCGTCAGTTGAAAATCCTTGAGCTGACATTAATGTTACTACTCTTGATAAAGCTGCTTTTTTATTAGTACCACCAGCTCCATCATCTACCACAATTAGATCAGATGTAGTTAGGTCTGCACCAATATCTGTACCACCATCAATATCTATAGTAGTTAATGGTAAAGTTCCTGTATCACCAGTTCCAATTAAAGTTCCTGTAGCAGTTGGTAATGTTAAAACTGCTGAACTAGCTGCCGAATGTGGAGCTGCTTGTAATGTCTGTGCATGAGCATTTGATGATTCACAATAAAATTTTACTTTAGAAACACTACCAGTTCCTGTTTTAATTTCTACTAAACCATCTGTAACAGCCACACCACCTGATGAACCATCACCATCTAATAAAACTTTACCAGATCCATTAGGTAATACAGATATATTACCATTAGATACTGATACAATATCAGAAATAACTGGTGAAGTTAAAGTTTTGTTTGTTAAAGTTTGTGTACCAGTAAGAGTAACATCACCAACATTAGATGGTTGAACAACTGTAAATACAATATTTACTGAACCAATAGAGCCAGAGTTATCAGTAGTGCATAAAAATATTTTATCTGCATTAGTTGAACCTTCTTGAACAATAACTAATTGTCCTGCTAATTCTGCAACAGTATCATAATCTGTATCTCTTGTAGCAGTACCAGAAGCTACAACATTATATATACCATTTTCAGTAGCATCTGTTTGATCTTTTACTAAAACTTTATTTCCTGTAGCAAGTGTAATACCATCTAATGTATCACCATTTTCTAAAGCATTTGATAAATTAATATTTGCTGTTGTTGCTACTCTTGTAATAATTCTTGTTTTTAATCCTGTAACTAAATTATCTACATAATTTTTTGTAGCTGCATCTGAACTTGCTGAAGGTGAGCCAAGACCTGTAATTGTTCCACCAGATATAGCTACACTATTTGAAGCTTGAGTTGATATAGTTCCTAGTCCTAATGATGCTCTAGCAGTTGAACCTGCCTCTGCTACCCATGTTGAACCACTACCAACTATAAAATTACCATCTGAATTTGATAAACCACCTATAGTATTTAAATTTGCATTTGATGCACCTTTTGCATCTAGTTGTGTTTGAATATTTGAGCTAACACCATTTAGATGTCCGAACTCTGTATTAGATATTGTGCCATCATGTATTTTAGTTGCATCAATAGCAGCACTAGCATTGATGTCTGCATTAACAATTGCACCATCTGTTATTTTAGCAGAAGTAATTTGTGAGTCTGCAATTTTTGCAGTTGTAATTTGAGAGTCTGCAATGTGTGCAGTATCTATACTGCCATCAACATAATGTTCAGAGTTAATACTATCATCAGCTATTTTTGTACCATCTATTGCATCAGCAGCAATTTTAGCTGTTGTAACATTTGCATCTGTAATTTTAGCAGTAGTAATTTGTGCATCTGCAATATGAGCTGTATCTATTGAACCATCTACATAATGTTCTGAATTTATACTATCATCTGCAATTTTAGTTCCATTAACAGCATCTGCTGCAATCTTTGCAGTTGTAATAGCACTATCACTTATATTTGTTGTGCCAATAATTTCTGTTGGTATAGATGAATTAGTTTTTGATAAAGCACCAATATAAACATTTGTAATAGCTTCATTAGATAATGAACCACTATCACATGTTACATTAACAGTTGTGTTGGTTGAAAAAGATGAAGAACTAACTGTTCCAAAAATAGTTCCTGGTGTTGATGCAATTAATTTTATTCTTCTTCCAGCATGATAAACTGAAGTTACATTAGCACCAGCAATTGTAAAAGAAGTAGATGATGCGTATGCTGCTGTATAAGAACCTGATCCATCACCATATTCAATCCATTGTGCATCATTAAACCAATCTCTTGTATTTTTCATTAATGCTCTAATGGCATTATTTAAATTGGAAGGTAACATTCCTTCTGCTGTTGAAATACCATTAAGTGAAGTATTGTCAGCTTGTGTTGTAGAATAATCTTTAATATTACTTGTCATTTAATCTCCTAGAAACCAAGCATATGCTTTATTGTTTTCTTGGTTTTTTTCATTAATTAATGAATTGATAGCTTCTTCAATTTGTCTTTGAAAGAACTCTTGAGTTTCAAAACTATATCTAACATTATCTATATCAGTTTTATCTGTCATCTCAAGCCTGATCTTGATGCAACTATATCAATTCCTTGTGCATCTTTCCAAGCTCCTCCACTTGGTATTTTTACATTAAATTTTACATATCTTCCAGATTGTCTAACTGGATTAATACCTGTTGTATTCATACTTGATACAGATGATTCTGTGCTGTTATCTGATAATCTATCTCTAGTTTTTATAGTAACAGTTGCTTCAGCATCTACAATAGGTCTTACACCTATTATATTTGATCTTGTTCCAGGAAACAACTCTAATTCTGAAGTTTCTATTTCTCCTATATTTTCTGTACCTGAAAAAATAGCAGCTTTAAAATCACTATCTATAGCACCTAATAATAATTGTCCTCCATTCCAAAAATCAGTATCTAATGAAATATTAATATTGTCTAGGTTTTCTGAAATAATATCCATTAACTCAACTGTATAAGCACCAACAAATTGAGAAAATATTGTACTAGCATTAGCATTAGCTGTTGACCATTTTTGTGTAGCATAATTATAAATTAAAACTTTATCACATATACCAGTAGTATTAGATGTATCAGAAGAAGATGGATATAACCAAATTGCTAATTGATTAAATGGATCTGTAGCTGCAACTATTCTATCTGCAAATGCTTTGTTTAAATCTAAATCAAAAAATCTATTTACTTTTTCTGCACCAATAGCAGAAACTTGATCTCCATTAATTTCAAAAAATCCATCATCTGCATAAAAGAATACTCTACGATTATCTTGACAAACAGTTCTTCCTAATACTGCACCTCTATTAGGTGAGATTACTGAAAGTCTAAATACAGTTGCACCACCCACATAGTCCATACGAACTATTTGATTTTGTCTAAATATATAACCAATCTCTCCTGATGTTATGTGTGTAATCTGTCCACCTGAACCTGGTAGGTCTTGCAAGTCTGATTGTTTAGTTCCTGGTTGCCAAGTTGTAATATCATTAATACCAGACCATTGTATTCTATTGGATGCACCAACATGATTACCTGTTACTAAAAAATCTCTTATGACACCTGAACATTTAAATACTGGTACAGTACCTGATGTTCCTATAGTTGATAAATCAGTAAAAGAAGATGATGTTCCCATTAAATAAAATTGAGGTGCATCAACTCCATTACTTACAATTACATAATTACCAAATTGAGTAAATGTAATATAATCTGTTGCATCTCCAGTTAAAGGAGTTCCACCATAAAAACTTGTTACAGTTAATCTAGTTGTGTCAGATGATTCATTTACTAAATTAACATTACCTACAACAGCTCTTGTTACAGTTACAACTGCACCTGATACAGTTGCTGAAAAATCTGCATGACCATTAATA